ACTTTACCAAATCCATATTTTTCCAATAATTTATCATATAATTGAGTTTTTAATACATATCCAATTTGTTTTTGATAAGAGTTAATATTTTTATCAAAACCGTTATCTTGTATTTTTGTAGAACCTACAAAACCTTTATCTGCTCCTAAAATTGCTTCAGGTACTTGAAATGCATATGATAAAAGTTTCATATCATTATCTAAAACATCTTTAAATTTTTCTCCAATATTACCAAAATCTAGTACATTCATTTCTACATTAGGTCCTGTAACCCATTCAGTAGTTTCATTCATAAATTGTAAATTTTTACCAAAACTATCAATATCTTCTTGACGAGGATAATCATCTTTTTCAACATTACCTAATTTAGCATGAATGGGAGAATTTGACTTTCTTCTCATTAATGTATGTACAGCTTTTTGAGCATTTAAAAAATCATCTATAATATAAATTCCTGAATATACAATTCCATGTCCATACGCACAATTACTAATTTGATTAATATTTAATTGTATGATATTTTCTTTTTCAAGAGGATTAATATTTTTTTCAGATATTGAAATATTTTTAGATAATACTTGATTAATCTCAGTAATCTTTCCGTATTCATCTCTTTTAATATAAACGGAATCTGGGTCAATTAATTTTATTGCTTCATCAACTTCTTTATCAACTAATCCTGCAACTTCTAAATAACCAGTCCCTTTTCCTAACCCGTTTTTAAACCAAGGTCTTAAATGTATTTCTAAATGTTTTTCTCGTGTCCATATATTTAAAAAATCTAATGCTTTTTCATCATCACACTCAAAAAACATACCAGGTCCTAAAGTATAATCACAAATTTTATCCTCTATTGCAGAAACAACTCCAAATTTTTTTTCTAGGCCTTCAACAATTGAATAATCAAATGGATGTTCTTCTCCAGCTAAATCATTAAGTTTAGCAGAAATATTTTTATATTCTTCTTCAGGTATTTTAGATTTAAATTGTTCTAAAACTGATACATACTCATTAACATTCAGAGAAATATTTGCAGGTTTATACAATACAGGTTTCTTTAAATTTACCGTTTCGTTCATTATGATAAAGACTTGTGTTCATATATATAAATTAAATTAAGTTATTTATAAACATAAAAAAATAAACTATATAGTTTATTTAGTAACATTAAAACCTCCAAAGCCGTATGTTCTTGTTCTATTATTCTTAATGTTAAAAAAAGTTGCGGCTAATGCTATTGCATTTACAATATCATCATGACTTCTTGCTTCGTGTGAAATTTTAGGTACTCTTGTTGCATCGTCATTTTTATATTCTTGTGTTATAGATAAAAATTGATAATACATTTTTTTTACTATTGAAGAGCGCATTTCTAAATAATCAGGAATGTATAGTTTACCCGTTTTTCTCATCATTAGAATTTTTAAATTATTAAACATTTCTGCTTTTATTTTAGCAGTGTACCAAACACCTTCAACTCTGTAACCTAATTGTGCTTTTAATATATCAGTAGGTCCTCCTCCAACTCCCGTCTCATCTATAATTATTTTTTTGAAATTGTATATTTTATCTAGAAATATTACTCTTGCAATAACAATATCTAATTTAGTAGTATTAATAATTTCTATATAACTTACAAAAATATCTTCTCCAAATGGTAATTTTTCTAAAATAACTAATGCAGTTTCATCTTTTCCAGTTCGACTAGGGTCAAGTCCGCAGATATATGTAGACTTCTCATTAATTTCTCCAACTGGTTTTAATATATCTTTCTCCATTTTAAAACTCAGGCATCATATTATAAACAAGGCTGCATTCTTTTAATAATTGACTTGGAAAAAACATCATACCAGCATCAATAAAGTCAGCTTCATATTCTGTTTTAAATTGTATATCGGTTAATTCAGCTTTTTGTTCTTCTATAAATTGTGCGTCGTATTGTCCTACTCTGACGCCATCTTGCCAAACAACATTAATAACTGTATATCTAGGGTCTTCAAAACAACTTCTATAAAAATGATTTCTTAATAAAGGAGTACCAATTTTTATAATTTGACCTTTATCACCTTTTGAAGCAATCATAGGCACTAAAACGCTATTAACAATATCATCATCCATAACTCCCGCTTCTTCAATAATTAAAATATCACAAGTATAACCACGAATAGTTCGGCCTTCTGGACCACAAGGAAGACTTATAATACGACTTCCATTTTTAAATTTTAATTCTGTTTGAGTTTGTTTATCTATTAAAGCAGCAACATCAGGATTAGAGTTAATTAAATCTCTAATTTTATTAAACATTTCAGTAGACTGATTTTGAGTAGGAGCAACTATAATTACTGTAGTTGGTTCTAAAATACACCTTAAAGTAGTATATACTGAAACTGTTTGAGATTTACCAGATTGTCTGCTCCATTTTCCAGCGACTCTAGTTTGCGTAATACATGCTTCTAGAAATCGTGTTTGGTAATCGTAAGGAAAAAAATTAAAAAAGAAATTAATAAAATCAATCATTAAAGAAGAGTCTTCTTTAACTTGTTCTAGAGTTAAAGCGTTCATTCTTCTTCTTTAACAACTTCAATTACTTTCTTTTTATCTTTCTTAGTCTCTTTTTGAGCTTCAATCAATTCTTTTCTTGTTTCTCTCCACGCTTGCAATTTTTTATCAAAATCGTTAACATTAAGATTAAGATTTTTTTGAGTTGCTGGAAACCACGCTTGTTTAATTTTAATTAAAACGTCTAACATTTTAACACTCATTCCAAAATCATCATAAAAAGAAGCTTGTTTACCAGCCATTTCTGCGAATTTAGAAGTGAGTTCTCTAAGTCTTTTTTCAGTTAAAACTATCTCTTCTCCGTTTTTTATAAATTTTATAATATCTTCTGTCATTTAAAATTAAAAAAATAAAAAAGAATAGTTACTGACTATTCTTTTTTACTATTTTTTGAGGGTGTTTTTACTTCGTTTTCTGTCTTTATATCTGATACATCAGATTTTAAGAATGTCTCTTTTAACCACTTTTCAAAGTTTTCAATTTCATTATTGTCTACTAAAAGTGATATTTTATTTCCTCTTTGTTTACATTTAAACCTGTATCTTTTTCCTATTACTATTTCCTGTTTTATTCCTGCTACCAATCGAGTATTTAATTGCTCAATTGATTCTAAATATTCAAAACGACTTAAATCTCCATATCTATGTAAATCTCCGAAATCGAACTTTTCAATAATTTTTTTATCAATCACTGATGAAATTTCACTCATTTTATTTTTTATTGATTGTTCAAAATCTAATTTAGCACTATATGAATCAAAAGGTCTTCTTTGTTTTTGAAATTCTGCTAAAACTTTAGCAAGTTCCTTAAGGAATAAAGTCATATAATCTTGTGTTCCTAATGGAATCATATCCATAGTTTCTTCTTGAGTTAAAGGTCTGAATATACTTAATTCTGTCATTTATTTTTTTTTCCTCCTTTTTTGTTTTTATTCTTCATCAGAAGATGATTTTTCTTTTACGATTTCATCAACCCCATTTTCAATTTGGTCTTTTAATATATTAATATTATTTTTTAAAAATTGTAGAGTTTTATCAGCTTCGTCTTTATCTTGTGAAAGTTGTTGAAATTGTCTTTTATATTCTAAAGGTGCAGTTTTCAAAGCTAATTCTTTTTTAGGTAACATAACCTGTTCTATATATTCTAAGTCATTTTCCATTTTTACAAGATTTTTAGTAGAAACTTTTTTTTCTATATCTGTTAATTGTCTTTTACTCATTATCATTATCCTCCCTTTTAACAGTTGTAGGTCCAAATTCATCAAAAGTATTAATTATTTGTTCCATACATATTTGAAAATATTTTGATACATCAAATGTTGGATGCGCTTCTAAAAAAAGTTTTTGTTGTGGAAGAATACTTACACTAATTATTTGATTTTTATTTTCTATTGATATTTTATGTCTTCCCATTTGTTTATTCTTTAATTAAATTCTCCTGTAATTTCCTATATTCAATTAAAACTTTAGGGTAATGAATAATTAACCAACTTTCTAAATCAAGTGAATTAATTTCAATTGTTTCTTCAAGGTCTCTATTTTTTACCATTATTAATTATATCTTATAATTAATAATAGTTTATAAAGGTTAAATTAGTAACTATATAGTTACTAATTTAACCTTTA